GTGCCTCTTTGAGGTTTTCAAGTGTTGCAATCATATCCATCTGGCCGGACTCGCTGCGAACGATCTCAAAACCAAACTCTTCAGCACCTTTGCTCATTTGACGCAAAATCGCGTTAAAGGCCGTGCCACCACTGGAGCCTGTAACCATTGAGCTGTTGAGCTGACCGAGGATTGCAGCCGTTTGATCAAGCGGGACATTGTATTTGATCGCGCCCTTAGCCCCTTCCTTGAAGCTTTCACCAAGTTGCCCAAAGTCACGAATTTGATACTTGAACTGAGCCTTGGTCAGAATATCGCCAATGCGCTTCAAGCGTTCTTCTGTGTTGCCTTCCAAGGATGATCCAAAGTTATTGAAAACACCGCCAATAATTTCGCCAACACCTTCAGCCTGACCACCTGTGACTTTGGCAACCTTGGAAACGATCTCAGAACCAACACGTGCTGCATCAGCATCCAAACCAGCTGAGTTCAAGGCATACTGGATGTCAAGGATTTCAGTCTCGGTGGCCAATGATTTACGGGCATAGTCGCTGGCATGTTTGCGGGCATCGCGCACAGCCTTTTCAACATCATCTGCGTTGATGACTGTACCGAGGCGCACTTCAGCTTCTTCGATACCCGAAGCACCACCGATCATCCGGCCCAAGCCCCACAGCGCACCCGCACCGGCTATGGCGGCACCTTTCAACGAGCCGAAGCGATCGCTCGCAGCCTGTTTGCCCGCCATAGCCTTTTGCTGTTTAATAAGGCGATTGTTTTGCCGAATCAGTTTATCCTGAGATTTTCCTATCGTCGCGATCTCATGGCCATAGCCTTTGGCTGCAGCCTTCGCTTTACGATAGCGTTTTTCAACCTCGGCAATACCTTTATTTAAACGGTCGCTATTGCGCCCAAGCGATGCCTGTTTGGCCTTTAATTCTTCAAGCTGCTTGCGATATTTGATAACCGCTTTGGTCGTTTCCAGTTGCCGGTTATTTTCGGCAAGAGCAGCCCCTAGTTTATCAGCCCTTTTCTCTGCGCTTTGAAATGTGCTAAGGTAACCTTTACCCAAAGCCGCACCGATAATAACTGAAAGAGCGAAAGTTTTAGCACTCATGAGTCGATTTCCTTTTTACATCGCCTTTCTTGCCCTCATCGGGGCTTTCACCATCTGGTCACGCGACACACTTGACCTGGACTGGTTTGGTGCGTTGGTATGTGGTGTTGTTCTGGGTTTTATCCTTGCCCTGCCCATTACATTTGTGTTGGGCCTCATGAAACGCTCTCTTGACGAACTTGTCTTGCGGTTTCGACCCAATCCATAAGGTCACAACAGGGCAATTCCAAAATCTCCTTCATTGACCAGCCTGTGACGGAGGCCAGCCTGACACAGGCCAGCCTCACATCTTCAGGCTTCAGGCTAAAAAACCCGCATATCCGCACTGTAGTCGCAGATAGTCCGCGATATAAAGCTGGTGAAGCAGTTCTTCTTCACGCTCTGTTAGCGACGAGAAAAGCCATAGTTCGCTCTCAGCCGGATTGCTGCCATTGCGACCGGCTGAAATGGAATCAGAACCGCGCGGCACCCGAAGCGTGAGAGATTTTTCATCCTTCAGCGGATACCAGAGGTCAACGCGATAAGGCTGGTCACCCGGTGCAACCATTGCCGCTTCGATCTCGCTCTCACGTTCCTTATCACTGAGTTTGAAGAACTGGTAAGCTTCATGGACAGCCTGACTATCGGCGATATGCAGATTGGCAATTTCCTGAGGTGTCACATCACATAAATGCGCGATCACATTGGTGTCGTGATCGAAGGTGTCGTCATACAGTTTGGCGGCTTCCATCCAGTGCTGAACCTTCGGGGCTTTCATGGTCAGGGAAGCAACTTTGCTTTCCAGCATTGCGGGATACTTGATTGTAATCTTTTGGGATTTGGTTCTATCCGGGCGATCAGTCATAAACATTTCCTCCCTACTTACCGATGGCTTCGTTAATAGCTGCGCGAAGGTCTTTCCCGCCGACTTTAAAGATGCCGTTGACCGCATCGATCTCGACCTTTTCTTCACCATCAATGGTCAGCTTCAAGTAATTCGCGTTGAACACCTTCTTCGGTGACAGGCTTTCGCCTTTTTTAAAGGTGCCCGTTTCAAGGGATTTCATCAGACCACGCATCTGCAGAATGATGGCTTCGGTCTTGGTGCCGTTGGACTGAGCACCTCGCGCGGTGAAGGGTAGATCGTTTTTCCCGAAATGCCCGACAACGGTTTTGTCCAGCGAACCGAAGGTCATTTCACAGTCGAGTTTTTCGACATCACCCATGCCGATATCGATCGGGGCGACCATGCCGCCAGCGATATATTCCTGGGTTTTGAGAACAAGGTCGGGCAACTTGATTTCCTGAACGACACCGGCCTTGCCGACACCGTCAATGAAACCTTGAAAGTCTTGCAGAACTTTGGGCAGCTCACTCATCGTTTAAATCCTTTTTAAGAGGCCGCTTGAACGGCAGTCATGAGGTTTTCGTAATAGTTCGGGTTACGATGCGAACGGAACGTCGCACGTTCCATCGGTGCCGGAGCTTCGCCGTCATAATCGACGAAAACCTGACCAGCCATCATGGTTTGAACCGTGTTGAGTTCGAGATCGACCCAAGCCTGACCGCCGACCATTGCACCGAGCGCACGCCAGCGGCGCAGATCGGCACTGATCATGTCTGCCATGTCCAGGAACAACTGGGCCGAGATCGGACGATCAACCGCCCAGAGATAGGCTTGCTCAATGGACTCATTGATCATGTCATGGGTCCGGCGCACGGAAAGGAAAGCCCACATCGGATCGGCAGAGGTCGTGCGGTTCCCCCAAAGGCGATAACCGTCCTGTTGAATGATAGTAGCCACCTCGTTTTCGTTGAGATAGTTCGAAGTGGAGTTGGAGTCCGACATATTAAAGTCGATGGCGCGATCGGCACCCACAATGCCATTAATGATCTTGTTACTGGGCGACCACCAAAAGCCACGCTCATTATCAGTCCGGGCAATAATACCCGCCACACGACCGCTAGCTGGTTGCGCGACCGCTTGATTAAGAGTCGTGTCCCAAACTTGGCAATGTGGATCCACAACATAGACGCGATCTGAACCCCAGTCTTCCCGATAGGTAATTGCCGCCGCATCCGTGGTATTAGGACCATCGGCGATAATGACAGCACGCAGGCGGTTCGCGATGCCAAGCAGTTCGGCAACAACCGGGTTGGCCACAGATGAAGTTGAAGCCGTTGCGGTGCAGCCTGTGCCATCACCGGTAATGGTCACGGTCGGAGCTGTTGTGTAACCAGAGCCCGTACGGGTCACGTTAATGCCGGTGATCACACCTGCATCAATGATGGCCATAGCTTCTGCCCCTTCGCCATCCCCAGCAATCGTAACCGTGGCTGTGGTGTAGCCAGTACCGCCTGCACCAACCGCAATGGAAGACACCCCTGTCGGGCGTGTCCCGGTAAAGCCGGGGGCGATCAGGATCTTCGGTGTGACCTTGACAGCCGTTTGAGCGGCAAGGAAACCATAAACACCTGTGTTTAGGGTTACGTCACCAATGATGTTTGAGATGGTTTCCGCCAAATTGGCCCCTTCTTCAACCCGGATGATCACAACCATTGCGCCGATCTGATCGAAGATCGCATCAATAGCATCCTTCAGCGTGCCAAGGCCGTTGCCGGTTGTGTCCAGTTTCGCCGCCAACCGAGGACTGCCCGTCAAAAGAACGGGCGTGTTGATCGGAAAGACAGAAGCGTCTGCATCCGGTGCCGTGCCGATCAACCCGATGACGCTGGAGCGCACCGTTTTAATGGGACGAATGCCGTCATCAATTTCGATGACCTCAACACCGTGTAGAAAGTTAGTGTTAGCCATAATTTACTCCATTAAGGTTGAGGCCAGATAAGGCCATTTAGAATTGTGTCGATTGCGGATTGGTCAGGGGCTGATCTAATCGCAGCTTTGGCGGCAGCGCGGGTCGCTTCTATTTCGGCGGCGGCGGGTTTCCAGATATTGCGATTTTGGATGACGAGTGCGGCAAACTCTGAAATATCAATTTCAAGCGATGCGGATTCTGCCAAAAGAAAAGGATAATCCGCATCAACAGGATTTGTCGCAGCTTGGTAAGCTAGAGCCTCGTCAGCTTTTTCAAGATAGACCATCGCTTGCCCATCTCCTGGTGTGATGTATTGTGAGCGCGCACGTTCCGCCAAATCATCTACACGTTTTATCGCCTGTTCTTTGCGGTTCTCTAAATTGACAGGAGGTTCTGTGAAACTACCGTTAGCGTACATCCAGCCAATCTGCACATTGGCACCACACGGAATGCTTTGTGCTGTTTCACCGATGATGATGTTTGCAACTCTTCCATCTTTAATAATCGCCGATCGGGTCATCTACTTGTACTCCTCAATAACGACATAGCCATTGCTACCGTTTTCAGTTGTCCCGCCGTTGGACACACCTGCACCGCCAGCACCAACGACAACTGTTCCCGTATCTGTGTCTGAAATTGAAATTAGCTTTTCGGAATAACCACCACTGCCACCAGTTCCACCCGTCTCGGAGGCATTCCCCGCGTCGTAGTAAAGACCTAGGGAACCAGAAGCACCATTACCGACAAGGTTCAAATCACCGCCGCTACCAACGCCATGGCTTTTGCCATTAATCGCGATGCCACCACCTAAAAACGTACCGCCATCCCCGCCCGTTGCGGTTAATGTGTCTGTGTTGATTGAGAACGAGCTATCACCGCCAGAATTTCCATACACGGAAAGAACACCACCAGACCCGCCAGCCCCTGCGACTTTGGCGATTATCTTTTTAGTCTTAGAGGTTGGTGTGTAGGTTCCAGATGCAGAAAAATATTGAACATGAGAGAGAGACAGACCTAAGCCAGAAATTTCCGCGGCGGTATGTCCATGATCTGAATCTGACTTATCATCTAAAGCTTCTTGAAGGCCTTCAATGTCAGAGAGGCCTTTAGTAGATTTGGAAATTTCGTCCTTTACGAATTGGCGTGACGCCAACACTACGGCAGGGTCGATTTTAAGTTCAACAACATCGGTGTTGACCACACCGACCTGAATTTTAAGGCTAAAATCGCCTGCGGTGCCTTCGCTTTGCACAGGTTTGTAAGACGAGGGATACTTGGCAATCACCAAAAGGTTGCCATCCCCATCAAAGAGGCCGACTTCGCGCAGGGTCCATCCGCCTTCGGTGACGGGGATGACGCAGTGAAACTCAATGACGTTGGGTGTGCCGGTGACGATATCGATCGAATTGACGTTGCCGCGATAGACTTCGCTTTTAAGCGCGGTTTGATCTTCGGTTGGGTCATATTCAGCGCCATCGCCGGTGCCGATGGCGAACTGTGTCACAGTGACGGTGCCCCCTAACGAAATTGCGTTGGCAATTTGGGCCGCGCCGATGGCTGTGAGAAGGGAATAGTATTGCGCCATTGTTTAGTGTGTCCCTTGAGGCAAGATTGTCAGGTCATGGAGGAACTGGAGGGTTGCCCCGATGTGTGGTGTGTCTGTGTGGTGCGTGAATTCTGGGATTTGATAGGGATAGACGGTCATTTCTTGCGAGGAGATCAGCGCCGAGGCGAGTTTTGGCGTATCGGATCGGTTGGCAAGGTGGATCGTGATCGTATCAAGGTGAGAGCGCGTATTTTTGGCGTTGAGAATAACGGCAACTGCCCCAGAACTTTCCTCTTCAGTATACCCACGTCCTTCAAGGTCTATATCCACCTTGAACTTCCCTCGCTCACCTGAATATTCGAACCAATTGTTTACAACGGCTTTGAGCCCGAGAGCCGACAACGCATCAATGACTGCACCTTCAGTTCCTTTGATCTGGTGAACCTTGAGGGCAGCGGCATAGACTTTGCGCTTGATGCTCTCAGGCCAATCCGGTGACCAGTTATCAACCGACATTGCCCACGCCATGAATGGCAGAAGGTTCGCCGGGCAAATCTCCGGATCCGTCAGGTCTTTGACAGGGATCGGCACACCTTCAATACGGGCCATCGCAGCTTCAAGGGCACGTTCCTCTGCCGTCGCGTTTGGGGGCAGCAAGCTATCAACCATTGAACACCTGCCCGTTAAGAGTAATACCCGTACAGTGAGGAGCTTGAGCTTCATTCGCTACCTTGTTAGCCCAGTTATTCAACGTGACCCGTTTAACACCACCAACATGAAGGGCGGCATCAAGGCCAGACCCATTAACTTCACCGCCAAGCACATGCTGGCTTCGC